CTGACTTGAAGAAATACCATCGATGGTTGAGGAACATCCAGCCTGTGACCATTGCGCCACGCTTGTCAAGATAGAACCAGTCTTTGCCATCGTTGAACCAACGATTGATTAGACAATACCCACGTTCATTGAAGTAGAACCACTCTCCCTTGATTTGCTTCCATGTTTTCGTAGGATAAGAGCCGTCTGACTCTTCCCACCACCAGCCAGAAGCATTTTGGCGCCATCCAGCTTCAGACAGACCACCTTCAATGTCTTTCTTGAACTGATCACGGCTGATACCCCATTTGGCCAGATAAGGGTATGGATCCACATGATCGCTTGCATTTCGCGGCTGGTTATACGTACAGTATTGGTGCGTCTTAATTCCAGCCAAGCTATCAGAATCCAGCGTTTTCGGAATTCCTGCTTCATCAGCAAGGTTTCGCAAAAGTTCAATATAGAGCTTGTAATCGCGCATGAACTCTTCCTTGGTCTCATGACTCTCAATCAATTCTACTTGTCCGTAGCCCTCTACGTTCCAGCCACCACCTACATCGTAGGCACCCATGTCTGTATACCAGGTTTGCATCACACGGCCGTTGCCGACAACGTGCGAGAAAAAGCCTGAATCAACAGGACGACGCATGTGGTAGTCCGCTTCATTTTGGGCAGTTGAGTTAGGATTACCCGTTGAATGTGCATGAATTTGTCTGTATGGTTGTTCCCCGACCTGAGGTAAGTCGGTTCTTAATCTACTTGTGTCAATATCCATTATTGTTCTCCTCTCCAAACATTGTTCATCTGCTTAACGGCTGACTCGACAAATGTATCAAGGTCTTTGTCAGTCATGTTGATGTTGTATTTGCTAAGCTCAGCACGGATTTTCGTACGAGCTTGCTCAAGTTTCTCTTCGCCTTTATAGCCAGTTTCAGAGGCGACTTGCTCCACGGCATTGACCGCGTTCTTAGCCAAGATTTCAACAATCTTGATGGTTTTCTCTCCACCTTTTTGAACCAAGTAGTCCTTGACCGCTTTAACGGCGATGCCTGCCAAAACAGTCAAGATTCCAGTAGCTGAAGCAATAATGATTTCAGTAATTTGTTGCATTTGTGTTTTCCTCCGCAATTTCTAAATTTAAGTATTTGTTAAATAGGGCATCGATACGCCCATTTCCACCAAGTTTCTTGTAGCTCGAGTGCATCTTGTGGATAATATCCGACTCGTGAACACTTGTATATCCACGCTTGAGAGCGACTGTAATATCACGCTCAAGCCGTAGATACATTGTTGCCAGATGCGCTTCATCATGAACCGCTAGCTTGTTATTGATCTCAGTTATATTTTGTTTGTTATCCTCACCAATTGCGTGAATAGTGCTCAATTCACCTTTCAGTTCCTTAAATTGTTCTTGGTTGAGGTGACCTGCTTTACTAGCTCGCATCCCAAACCAGCCAGTCGCAACGACTCCGATTGTGGGAGCAAGCTGAGTGATAGCATGTATCATTTTCTCAATTATTTCAGACCATGGCATAGAATCCTCCTCAGTCAATCCGTGGCATGACAATGGTCAAAATACCTTTTTGGAGCATTTCAGCAAGAGGCTGGTCTTTCCAGGTATACCCTTCAGATGGTTGCATCTGGAATTTTAGGATTGTTGGTGTTTCTTTCGGCCATTTTGGATTCGTTTCGTAAGGATAAGGCATGGATACGATATCACCATTCACATAACGACGGTCTTTTACAAGAGGTTTGATGAACTGCGCAACCTTGCTGTAAGTATTCGTTGGCATACCACCGTTTTGGCCAATCGCTAGAGCAATGAGGACTTCAGTGATTGCTGAGACGCTGTCAATGTTCTCTTTGTTCGCAGAAAGGTCCGTCTTAGCTTTGGCCAAGGATTGAACAGCTTGCTCAATCTCAGCTTGTGCCTTCACGATTGCTGAACCTGGGTCTAGCTCAGCTTTGATGATATCAAGTACTGCTTGAATCAAGACATCCTCTTGCTCAGTTGTACGGTCACCTGCCAGTTCACGCATGTTCGTACTGTAACGAGTCCCATCTGACAGACGGATTTCAACCACGGTCTTGAGGTTATCCCCAAGGCCACGAGTGTAAGGCTTTCCTGCCAATTCATAATTGTTAATTGCCATTTGTCATTTTTCCTTTCACTTCTTCAAACTTAGCTTTGAGTTTTTCATCTGATTCGATGATTTGCTTCATCTGCTCAAGCTCCATCGCTGTTACTGTGTAGAGGGCTTCGAGCGTAGCTGATTGAGTAGCCTCTTTGCTGATTTTCTCGCTAAGCGACTTAATCGCTAGACTGCTAATTTGTTTGTCCTGTTCTGTCATTCTGTTTTCTCCAATTTCTGTATTTTTTGATTGAGTTCTTGAATGGCCTTGATTAGATAAGGCACAAGTTCAAATGTGCGATACGAGTATGCGCCGTCTGGATTTTCATAAAATGCTTCAGGAACATATTTCTGAACATCCTGCGCCATAATACCACAAGATATATCCTCTATTTTCCCATCGTATTCTTTGCGATAAGAGTACGTTTTGAGTTGCTCAATAACATCGAGACCTGAAACTGTACTATCTTCGATATTGTGCTTGTATCTACGGTCTGAGATTTCTTTGTTCATCGGGATCCAGTCGTAACTTGAATTAGCGCGATAGAGATACAGATAATTATTTGAAGGTGCGATACTTGAATACTCTGGCGATGAAATCCAGTAGGCCCGCAATCCTGATTCCTTAGCGTAGTAAATATTACCTGTTACTTGAAGATTACCGTGAATAATTGGGGTGTCCCAGAATTCAGCACGGCTGTAGCAAAACATTCGACCATTTTGCCTTACAAACCAAGCGTCATTCCCAGGGCTCCCCCAATTATCGCCCCAATTCACCCAAAGAGCAGTTCGAGTCCAATTAGTATTATTACTACCGCTGCTCATTCCGACAGAGAACTGGTTCTGGCCAGTCAACCAATAAGCAGACGGGTCTTTGTCATGCGTACCGATTTGGAAGCCACCGATTCGACCCTTGAAACCTTCAAATAAAGTCGCAGATACTACAACTGACCGAAGTTTATTGATAAAGGCTTCTTTAGCAGCAAGCGTATCCGTGAAGATATCGCTTGAGACGAACATCCGAGCCATCGCCTGGTCCATAATCAACTTGTCAGCTGTGATAGTCCTTGAGCCGATAATTTCAGCGTTCAGCTTAGCAAAATTACCCTCGCCTACAAATAAGCGTTTGAAATAACCTTGAATAGCTGTTAATTCGTCAAGCAAGGTCTTACCCTTGAGCCTAATTTTCTCGGCTTCAATCAGGATTTGGTTATTCGTCGCATTGATTTGCGAAACGATAGAGCCAGCGCTAGTCAGATTTTGAATTGCCCATGAGCCAGCGAGCTCAGTCATTTTGGTTTGCGTTGCTTCAAGAGTTTTGTCTGTCTCTAAGGTCGCATCTTCGGGGGCTGGTTGCCATTTGCGATCGGTTGTGCCTTCGTATAGGTCGAACTCAGTTAGGAATACACCAGACCATTTATCCGCTCCGTTGTTAGGCCCACCGTTTTCAATGTAGAGATAACCTTCGTCAAAATCCTTGGTATCAAAACCTAAAGATTTGTGTACAGCTTGCGATGTATTAAGAATTGGCCACGCACTTTCATTAAATAAAATTTCCTCAGCCGTGTAATCTTGTCTATCGCCTTTTTTGCGTTTTCGTAAAACTATTTTTAAATACTTTGTGTTACCAGAATTAAAGCCGAAAAAGTTTAATTTGTAGCTCGTGTTTCTCTTAAGCAAAAAGCGTGGTGATTTAAGCCAAGACTTTTGTAAGAGCATAAACATATACTTCTGTTCATTAAAATAGAACGAATGACTCCACTGTTTCAGATTCTCGCCTTCCCAATATTTCAGGCCATCGTCCATCCTTGAATTGCGAATCATATTCGGTCCGCCAGCGTTGGCATACTTGCCGACTTCTACTTGAAAGAGTTGGCTAGTCATGGCCATACGTGAGACTTTTTCAGCAATATCAGACTCGCTACGACCAATTATTCTCTCATAGAGCTGATTGGTTTCTTTCACTCGCTGAAATTCAACGAGGTCAGCCTTGTTATCAAGCTGTCGTCTCACTTGCTCGCTGATTTGTTTCGCCTCTTGAGCTAGCAAACTACCTGCACCAGCGTTTTTCAAAGCTTCTTCGGCCTTTTGCTTGATTTCGTTCAAACCACTGCTGTCGAAATCACGAAAACGCTGGTCGATTGTCTCTGTTAGACTTTTCTTGACTTCTTCCGCTTTTGCTTTGGCTAGTTCGACTTGGTCGTTAAAGTCGTTCTTGATTTTCTCGACTTTCTTGTCAAAGCCTTTGTCAGCTTCTTCAATTTGGTTTTGAATTTGCTTCTCAAATTCGCTAAATTGCTCAATTTTCTTCGTGATTGTTCCTGCGTATGAATACTGCGCATCATTTCCAGATTTACTGTCTGCACTGATACGACCACGCAAACCACCTTTAAATGTGAAAGACTGACTTAGTATTGGCGATTTGAACGTCTCACCTTTGTTCGTCTTGATGGTTACCCACTGCCCAACATCAAGCAAAAGATGGCCTTGGTAATTCAGATTAAACGGATAGAACCTGATATCCTTGATGCTGTGATAGAGGTTATCCAACATCGATTGAGACATGAATAGATTATCCAATTCCAATGATCGACCAGTACGCATACCAACCGTGAGAGTCTCTTTCTCTTTTTTACAACTTATCCCTGCAATTTGATACTGAACTTCACTTTTGGTCAAACCGTGCATGAAGTAGCTGTCTGCTGTAATCGTGACGCCTGAATCAATCAATCCTCGAATTTCAAGATTCCCATCTCGATTGAAAAAACAAGAACGACCAAGGATTTGCGTTGCTAGACTCAAGACATCCCGATAAGTCAATTTCTTGCCATCTGGTTTCTTATCGATGTAGTAAACTTGCCCGGTTAAATCAGTGGCATCAAAATACGCATCTTCTAACTTAATTCCAGTTCGACTTGCGATTTCAGCTACTACTTTTTGGATAGACGCTGGATAGGTCAAGGTCGACTCATAAGGTTGATTGAGTTTGAACATCCCATCCATTAGTTCGAGCCTAGTTGTGTTACGGTTTCGGTCAATCTCAATATCGTTGATGAAGTATTCACCCATCTTCACCCATTCGTAGGTTCCATCCACCAAAAGACCGATTTCAGGGTAAATCTTATCTAGCTTATTGAATGTAGTAATAATGCTTGTGAACGTGATTTTACCACTTCCAGCACACGTTCCGCCCGGCTTGTATGTATCACCCTTGATATAGCCATAATCAAAACTTGCTTCTTTGATATCACTTGACTGATACTGACCTACTCTGATAGCAAGAGTACGGTTCTTAGCAAACATAGCTTCATCAAATTTCCTACGTCTAAATATATCCATGTTCTAACCTACCTTTCTATCAGATTAAATTTTGCGCCAGACCATGGCTTGAATCGCTCAGTAAATGAATAGCTCGGGGCCGTTCTGTCTCCAACGTAAAAAGTCCCTGTTGTCTGACCTCTTACTGGATCAGGATATGAAACTTCAAAAAAGACCGATGATACAGCATTTAAAAGCTGACTCATTTCATCTTGAGTCAGCATGCCCCATTCACAATCTAATTTTCGCTTGGTCGTGATACGATCACGAACCATGTCTCCGTTAGCATTTCGACCAGTCTCTCCATCGATGTCCTGAATACCGACTTGAAAAGATTTGGGAGGCTTAACAGCCACCCCATTGATAATTAAGCGTGCCATTTTACCTCCCTTTAGATGTTAAGCAAGACTTGTCCTGCACGTTCTTGTTCTCGATTGATTTCTTGGATGGCCACACGACCGAACTCGTGTCCACCGATTTGAATAACGATGTCACCACTACCGCTAAAGCCTCCAGATTGTGGTAAACCACCACCCAAGGCATTGACTACCGCACCACCTACGATGCGCCCCATAGTCTGTAAGAAACCAGTGTTCTCAAGTGGCATAACGACCTCTTTACCAGCTTCACCAATCATGGCTACGGTAGGACTATCAACGATACCACCACGGGCTAATCGAGGTAGACTTACATAGCCAACGCTTCCAAGAGATACGCCCGGAATCTTGTTGATTAAGCCGATAACGCCGTTAATCATGCCAATAAAACCATTGACCACGTTTTCGATCGTACCAAGAACCGCATTAACTGCGCTCTTGAATGCTCCACCTACTGCGCTACCGACCATTTGACCAGCATTCACGAAGATGTTCTTGACCGTGGTCCAAACACCGCTGAAGAAGCTTCCAATCGTGCTGAATGCGTTCTTAACCGCTTCAAATGCAGTCTTGAAGATATTCCCGAACCACGTTGCAACGTTTGAAAGCGCAGTCGTTACATCGTTCCAACGCTCACCGAACCAAGTGCCGATTGAAGAGAATACATTCGTTAGAGCGTTCCAAGCTTTCTGGAACATATCGCCAAACCATTTAGCTACGTCGGCTAGAACGGTTGTGATGTCGTTCCAGCGTTCTGAGAACCATTCGCCAATCGGTGTGAAGATAGCCACGATACCATCCCAAATTGCTTGGAATATTGCCACAATTGTGTCCCAAATGAACTTCAGAACTGCTACTGTTAAATCCAACAATCCAGTTAAAATTGTAGACAAGATGTTCATAATAGCATCACCTGTTTCGGTGAAACCGTCGAAAATCTTGCTCATATCACTGGTAAGAATACCGGTGATAATATCAAACACGCCCTTTAGGAAGTCAGCTATGCCTCCTAAAACATCAGAGATAGTGTTAGATAGAACACGCCAAACTTCTCCTATATATTCAATTGCAGGAGCTAATACTCTTGTCAATTGCTCAACGATAAAGCCGATAGTAGGACCTACATAAGCGTTAATGACTTGTGACATTTCTTGGAAACTTTCGGCCATCTCCAAAATCTTTTTGATCATTGGCGAGATGTGTTTGTCAATTGTGTCCGAGAAACCTTGACCGAGTTTTTCGATAATTGGTTGGATGTAATTATTCCAACCTTTTACAAACAAACTGATAATACTTGATATAGCTTTCGTTGATGATTCAATCGTTGGCCGAATATAATTATCGTACACACGGCTGAGAGAATCAGACATATCATTGATTGCCTGTTCTGCACTTTCGAAAACAGGAGCAACGGCAGACAGGGAATTGGAAAGCGAACTGGCGATACCAGGCATGTTATCTGTAACAATTCGCTCGATACCTTGCATAAGGTCACCACCAAGCTTGTAACTAACCTCAGTAACGCTAGATTGGATCGCTAAAAGAGCAGATGTAATCGCACTTCCAATACGAACAGCGCCAGTCGATGTTATGACGTCATAGAAGCCATCTGCAAATGCTTGAGCGATATTTCCAGCCGACGCAAACATATTGCCCGTATTCTCGAACTGAGCTACTAGAGAGCGAATAATACGCTCTTTTTGGCGTCCTAGACCATTTGCGATACTTTCAGCGAGGAAAACACCGATACCAACTCCAATTGTGCCGATAGAGCCCGCTATCTGCCCCAATGCATAAGCGATTTTCTCGGTCATACCATTGAAAGCATTAACTACTCGTGGGTCAGTAGCGATTTCTTCAAGTGTCTTTCTGATTCGACCTAAAGCATTCTTGATACGTTCTAAACCTTCAGCTCTGAATGCAGCAGAGAACCCTTTGCTAAATAGGTCAGATAGACCTTTCAGCTTATCTCCAAGGCCGTCAAAAATGCTCTTGAACTGGTTGTCCATGTCGGCGAGTGCAACTTCTGGCAAGATGTCTTTAAAAGGTCCGTTTCCGCCTTTACCTTTCTTACCTTTGCCTTTACCACCGCCACCAGAACCGCCAGAGCCTCCGTCGTCTGAATCGTCCTTCTTGTTTAATATCGTGATTTCATCAAATCCAGCTAAGCCAAGCAATTCTTTGACTGCTTTTTTAGCATTTTTAGCAGAGTCTCCTAGATTATCAGCTAGACCACCCGAAGCATCGTCAGCGTCGCCCATAGCATCTGCGAGGTCGCCTGCGCCACCTGCTGCATCTTGTAAGGCTCCGTTCATGTCTCCGACCGCTCCAGCCACACCGTCTTTTACAGTCGCTTTCTTGTTAAACATGAGAGCGATAAACTCAGCGAGTTTAGCAGTCACGTTCTTTAGTACCATAGCGAACGAGTTCAAGACTGGCATGATAGCGTTGATAATCGGCAAAAATGCGTTACCTACGTTTAAGGCAGCGTCCTTCAATAGCGATTTAAACAAGCTAATACGCCCATTGACTGACTGAGACAAGGTCGTGCCGTACTTAGCAGTTGCCTGCTCCAAAATCGCCATTAATCGGATTTGTTGTTGCGTTTGGTAGTCAAGTTGGTCCCAGCTTTGACCATTTGCAAAACGCTTGAACGCTTCAGTAGATTGAATCATGGCCACATTAACGTTGATTCCTAGGTCTTCTCAATAATGTTATCGCATGGCTTTTTATCCATACTTCTTACAATTTCTTGTAAGTTCGGCATATATTTTCACCTACAACCGAATTGTTTAGGTGCTTACCACTCGTGGGGATATTTTATTCTATGCTTTTTGATAAAACAAAAAGCACAGGTTCAATCCCTATGCTCTACGGTGACTAAGCCTTTTTAATTGCTTAGTTTACCTCGGTATCGTCATGTTTTAATTCTTTAAAAGTGTACCCTTTATAATGTTTCTTTTCACCATTCAAAACTTTATCAATAAAAGACCTAGCTGGAAAAATATCTTTTGAAGCATCACTTTTTGATGCGTACTCCCTTGTTTCTCCACTTTCAAGATGAATAGCTACGATAGGAATCTTAGGCTTGCCACCATCATACTTCCCTTTATTAGCTTCACTGATTTTTCGTTTTGTTTCTTCAGAGTGCTTTTTACCAAAAAATGAGTTTTTAGAACCTGTTCTTTTTTTAGCGATGTCACTCATTTTCTTTCTAAAATCATCATCTCGTTTTTTACCTGTATTTGATATTGACCGTTTTTTAATGGCTGTTGGGTTATTAAAATATTTTGCGTGAGTTTTATACCTCGCTTTTGCTTTAACACTCAATTTCTCTTTAGTGCTTTCAGCAATGCGCTTTGTTTTAACTCCTCCACCCTCAATATTATATACATTGTCAGATGATGATATCCAATAACTTTCTCTCTCATCTAAGATGTTATCAGATACTTCTTCTAAAATAGAAAATTGAAACTCTGATTCTCCAAACAAGTTAAAATCATCTTGCATTTCTTTTGAATAATGCTGGTTATGACGAAGTTTGTATTTGTGGTCATCGAATCGTCTTTTTATATTATTGGATTGACCAAAATAGCTTCTTCCTGTTTTGGTACATTTAATTTCGTATATAATGCCCATAATATCACCTCTTTTTAACTAAGTATATTATATCACATTTATACCGAAGTTACAAATTAAAGTTTAGAGTTTTACCGATTTTGGTAAGTTCTTAATCCGCCTATTTCTAAGCGGTGCGACAAAAGTCTATCGCTTCTGTATTCCCTAGTAAACCAGAGCGAATACGCTCCATAACGTCTGTAATGCTACGACCAGAACCCTCTGCGACTACTGCCGATGTTTGCAACATCTTAGCAGTATATGCACTCAGCTTGTTCGAATCTTTGATAAAGCCAGAAAATAGGTTTGAATATACCGCTCCATATTTCGTCGCTTCACCAACGCCCATATTCATAGCGTTTGCGTTGTCATTGACCCATTTTAAGAATGTCTGCGAGCTCTCGCCCATTTGACGCTTGATTTGGTTAATCGATGCTGTGACTTCAAGAGCCATCTGTGTAGAGTACATGCCAACATCTAACAATTTCTTACCAAGATAGGCAAAGCCAGCGAATTTGGCTAACTTGCCAAATACACCTAGCATCGAGCCAGACTGTGCCTTGATTTTGTCGGTTGATGACTGTACTTTGCTAGAAGCATCTTTGACCTTATTCTCAACTTCTTTCATCTTGTTTTTGAAAGGTGCTATTTCGGCGTCAATCATAACCTTGAGCTCATCAAGAGTAACTCCCATCTATTCTCCTTTCATTTTCATTTTTCGATTGTGACTTTCAGCAAACATGCGCATGCGTTCCTGGTGCAATTTCAGCTCTTGTGCCAATCTCGCTTGTTCGACCCGCTCTCGCTCTTTTTCAAAAAGTTCAGGAGCATAATCCCATACCTCAAGTGGCTTGGCATCTTTTGAAAGCAACAAGGATACATTATTTGCTATCATCTGCGAAAGTCTGTAAGATTCAACTATTTTTTCTTTTTGTTTTTGGATCGTGACACGATTATAGCTTTCAATCATTTCTCTGATTTCAAGTACCGTCAAATCCCAAAAATCGAGGGGCCTACCCCCAATGTCCAAAAACATCGGATAAAGCCCCTCAACCATTTCTTTTACTGATGTAACTGCAGTCGATTCTACTCGACTACTTCCATTTTCGCTTTGGATTTCTTGGGAGCTTTCTTGTTTGCTTTCTCCCGTGGCATAAAACCCGATACTTGCAACATCGGCAAGATGACGTCTGCCATGAATGCTGCCTGATCTCCGCCATTATCAACGTAGTCGTCGTATAGATCAGATACATCTTCAAACGAGAGCCCATGCTCGAATTTTTGAAGTGCTCCATGGGTCAATAGCAACATGACTTTTAGAGGTGGTAAAGCAAAAGCTTCTCCTTCAGCAGGCATGAACACCTTGAGCAAGTTCGCTCCGATTTTTTCTTCAACTTTGGTCGCTTGCAAAGACGTGAGGCGGAGTTTCAACTCCTTATCCTCACTAACTTTCCAAGTTGCGTATGGTAGAGCCATCTATTAACCTCCAATTCCGTCTGTGAATGCAAGTTCAGACTGTAATGCAATCTTTAGCGTGAATTCGATAACAGAGTTCACTCCGCCACCGCCCAATTTAACGGACACTTGACCCTCAAAAGTAACCTTGGTATTGTCTGGGTAGGTTTGTTCAAAGTAGAGTTTCTCCTTATCCTCTGCTGCCTTGCGCAAGACACGGTAAGGTGAAGTGGTAGTTGTGTTGTCATAAGCGAATTTGTACTCAAGTTCCCCAGCGTCACCAATACCAAATTCGTATTTCTTAACCTTGTCTGCAAGAGTCGTATTCTCGACTTTTTCAGGTTCAATACCAAATTCAGGTACTTCTTTCAAACCTACAAGATTTTGATAATCGCCTTTAGTTTTACTAAAAGCAAGCTTAATTCCGTTTGCTAACATGTATTAATTCTCCATTCTATACTGATAAACCAATTGTGAATTAAGGTCAACGATTCCCTCGAAGCGCATCAACTTATGACGTAAATGCGACGGATCAGGCACGTCTTGACAATCTGTTCTTCGCAATCCTAAAGATGCGAAGATTTCATTGATTTTGACCGCTAGATCGCTTGTGCTATCTTTGTCGAAAATATCCACTTTATAGCGGATATGCGACTTCTTCTCTTGGTCATCGAACCATTCACCAGGTTTATTCTGTTCTTCCAAAAAAATGACGACTGGAACATTCTCCCAGTCGCTTGGATAGGTATCAGTCACATTATCTGCGACCTTTTGCAATTCTTTGTAAATTACAGGCTTAATATTAATCATTTTATCTGTTCTCTTATCTTTCTACTAACGTATTTTGAGATGTTACTTGACACACGGTCATGGTTATCTTTCAAAGCAGGATACAAGTAAGGTTGCGCAGGCTGACCATACATCTTGTAGAATTCCCCTCTTTTCGCAAAGTGGTAAGGCCCTACATTGATTTGGTCCTCATGCACATACCAGGGACTAGATCGATAGGACACGCTTACTTCTGGCGATATGCCAGAATGGTTCTCTTGTCCTTTCGGACCTGTTCCTAGTTCGACATAGGCGCCATGGTCTGAGTTCGTGAAGACTTCGCTCGATATCTTGTTGCCGTTTACTTTCAGACGGACTCTGATGCTATTTCTCAATTCACCCTCATTCGCTGGCGCACTGAGTTTCGCTTCAGCTTGTACGACTGTTTTGGCAGCATGCAAGACCGCTTGTCCTACTATCTCGTTACTCTTTGCACCGTATAACTTACGGCATTTAGCGATTAAGCTATCTGCTCCGAGTAAACCTGACACGTTCCAACTCCAAAACTTGATGCTGACTGTATACTTTCTTTGAGATAACCCGATGCGTGACCTCTGTCTTGCTATCGATACAGACACCGTCTTTCACGTTGATAGCTGTATCCTTACTCGCGTTTGCGTTCAAGATACCGTTGACACGGTCACCGTAAATCTCAGATTGTAGCTTACTAGTAGCTGGCCACAACTCAAGTCGTACTTCTTCAACCTCGTCCGAGTATCCTTCTTTAGCAATTCCCTCATTTGTCACGGTTTTCTTGAACCGCTTGAGGTTATATGCTTTCAGTCTATTCTTTTTCAAAAACATGACCTGCAACCCTTGCTAATCGATGCATCCGAATACGCTGTAAAAGACTCGTAGACAAGCCAGACTCTCCGTAGGTGACAGATATACCACCTTCACTTCTAGACTGCTCTCCTTCGCTTCCAGAACGGTTGTAGAGTTCAATTACAAGTTCATGTAGTAGCCTGTTGAGTGCTGGAGTCAACTTCTCTCGGTTCGTTTCAGATAAAATGATATTTTCAGCCCTTAAAAGCAAGGACGAGAGGACTGTTTCATCGCTCTCGCCCGTCAATGATTTTAGTTTTTCAAGTTCCATAAGACCTCCTAGTCAAAAGGAGTCGTCTCGTCTCCTTGGATTTCGGTTTCATCAATGATCTCGACAACCTCTGCGATATCGACTGAAAACTCGCTCTTGAGATTGTGTGACAATTCGTTGAAACGCTCGTCTGTCATCTCAAAAACATCATTTTCATGCCGTCTCACTTTTGCTTGCCAGTCATTGAAGGCTTGTTTGACTCTGACTTTCATAGGTCAGACCTTATTTCTTGATTTCAGCAAGCACGACCTTGGAATCGTCTGAAACTGCGACTGTGTAAAACTCGTCAATTGAGATTTCAGTAGAACGTTTCAAAGGCTTGCGGTCTACTTCGACGTTTGGATCACGTTTAAGATAAACAGTTAACGCTGGAATATCTTTCTCAGTTTCGTCGTCATGAGTGAGCTTGATGATTGGACAAGTGTAAAATGCGCTAGTAGTATCAAGAGCAACTTTCTTAGTCGGAACGATGCGAGTGTTTGCGATTGAGCCAATTTCACCAGTCATTACAACTTGATTTGGATATTTATCCGCTGAGATGAAGTTTGGATCTTTGCGCAAAGTTGTGACTTGTTTTGGATTGACAAACATTACTTTTTCAGTATTGACTTCTTCTTCAAACAAATCAATAGCATCAACGATTACATCGTAGCTGATTGCTTTTGTTTTTGAGTCAAACTTACGAGTGTTTGTTTTCAAAAGAGCATCCATTGCATCGTTATCGATTTTAGATGCGATTGAGAGTGCAAGTTGGTTCTCTGCGTTACCAACTGGGTCACCATAACCTGAAAGAACTGCTTCGTCTGTCAACTCAACAGCCTTCATAGCTTTCTTGATTGTAGCGGTCTTAGTAGATGTTCCAAGAACGACTACCCCAGCTTCCACGCCTTCGTTTACATCTTCGGCATCACCGATATATGTGTAAGATGGAACTGTGATTGTGTTACCTGGTACGCCTTCAAGCGTGCGGTCGATAGCTGCAAATGGAATCACTTGCAATTTCTTTGGTAGTTTAGCTGCGATCATATCTCCCATTACTTCGGGATTTACGAGATTTGCGATTTTAGTTTGTGTCATATATTAAATTCTCCTTGTTGGTTAATTCAAAAATGAGTTATACAATTCAGGATTTGACTGTTTCAATGCAGCCTTTTCTGAATGGCTCATTTGGAAAAATTGAGCTTTCGAAAGCCCTGTCGATTGTTGCGGCGCAGTCTTAATAGGTGCGCTACCTTTCATGCGGTCGGATACACCTTTTTGGACTGCATCCTCCCACGTTTTCTGAATGCTTGCGACCGATTCGGTCACAGCTTCAGCATTTGATAAATCAACCACGGCTACTAATTCAACTGGTAAGCCACGTTCGCTTAGCATCGTCTTAGCTTCTGCGGTCAATTCCTTACGAGCAATAGCTTGTTCACGATTGGCCAGTTCTTGCTCACGCTGATCTAACTGATATTTCTGTTTCTCGTCAGCGTTCATCTTAGCAAGCTTTTTAGCTTCGTTTTCCTTGGCTTCTTGCTCGGCTTCCCATTTGGAACGCTCGGCAGATAGCATCTTACCGATTTCAGCACGAGTGAAAGTTCGTTCGTGCTTTTCTTCCTGCACCGTATCAACATTTTCTTGAGTGTCGACAGTCTCAGTTGATTCAGTAGATACAGTTGCATTGATTTCTTCTGACATAATTGTCCTCCAGCGATTACGTCGCCACTCGATAATCTCGCTTTACGTCCGGCGACGGAACAGTACAGCTTTTATTGTCATCGGTACAGTTTGGACAATATAAAAACCGTACGGGATTCCATACGGTTAGGTTTTATAATTTAATTTCTTCAATTTCTGCACGTTGTTCTAAAATTTTTAAATAATTCCACATAGTCGAACGCTGACCTTTTAACAAATCAATTGGACACTTGGGTTCAAACTCTAGCTGTCCTTTTTCATATTTATCAATCATCATATCTAACTTCTGGAATCGTTCTCTCAATTCGTAGTATTCTTTTTTAAATCGTTCTTTCCAAGGTCCCATTTTTCCTGTTCCTTTCTTTTAAATTTCTATCAAAATAATGTCTCCGATTATGACGGAAACTCTTTTAACTTCTAACTCACAATCAAGAAAGCGACAAGGATAGTCCCCCTCTAATCGCTTGCCGTTATGTTCAACAGTCACATAAGACTCTTTTTCTATCACTTTGCAAAGTTCTTTTACTTTCATTGTTAGACTCCTTACTTCAATTGTTCAACTTATAGCAGTCTATTTCTGCCAGTCAAGATGTTGGATCACCTACTTTCTGTTTTTGAAACCTGTTAAAATCGCAAGAATAGTTCCTGCAATTAAAACGAATAACCAAAAGAATACCAACCACCCGAAAGCAATCAGCACCCATTCCCAAATAAACATGTTTTACTCCTTTCTATGCATTCTTTTGAGGCTTAGCATTCTTTTCTACCCATTTTTTGAAATCATCAAACGTATCCATCTTTTTCAATAATAGATACTTCTCGACTTCTTCAATAGCTTTCTCGACAGAAGTGTCATGAAAGCAGTAACCGTTAAGCGATAAATCAAAAATTTCATTTTGTTTCTTCTTATCGACAATCCATAACTCCTCACCATGCCAAGCGCTCTGTGGGTCGTAACATTTCTTAGATTGTATCTCAAGACCGTTATTTTCAATCAATTCTATCAACTTTTTGTACTTATTCATCAGATTCTCCTTTCTGAGCATAAAAAAAGCACTTAGATCTCTCTAGGTGCTTAATTAAATTGATTCTAGTTTTAATGTTTTGAGATATTCTGCCCATTCCTGGTCCAAATCCTCAACAGTTTTGTTCTTGTTTTTTTCATGGACAGCATTGAAATCAATGTTGTCATCTTCGCCTTCTGGCCAAGTGTAAATATCTTGTTTTGCCATATCATTCAATCCTTCCAAATTCAAATTCAAACACTTCAGAAAATATTTCAAGCGTTTTCTCCTGTGCCACACTTTCATTATATCCCAATTTCTTGAATTTATCAATTTGATTGACATATTTTTCCTGTGCACTACGCGGAATACGTTTGTTAGGTCTTGAATACCAATAAACACTTCCTTCGTGTCCTATGGTCAAACCATATTTTACAGTGTTATTTTTGCTACGTTGCTGTAAGGAAGCAAAGTCACTGAGAGAAGGAGGATAACCAGATGGATGATTGTGAATCGAAACAAGACTTTGTTCAGATTTTTCTTTAAAAGCCTTTCTGACTTGGTCGTTATAAACTACACCTTTTGTTTTTCTAGCTTTATTGCTTAATGCAACAATTCTTCCCGTCTCTGCATCGATCAAATAGTAGTCTTCAAACGGTGTTCCATTTCTGTGCTGCAACATCTGCCTTGAAACTCTTGCGATAGATTCGGATAAATGTGAGGTCTTTGGATGTTTTTTTAGTTTGTCAACAAATTCATCACTTCGGACATAGTCAAGGTCTGCTCCAAATTGACCCCCACTTAACTCACGTTCTCGTGGCTTTGCTACATACTTATCATACCATTCGTTGTAAGTCATATCCGCAGGCACATATTCGATTTTACCAGTCTTAGGATTTCTCGCTCGTCGCTCTAGCTTGCTGTAGTCGATATCGTCATCATGTGCGATAGTCGTAGACCTGCACCACGGATGTAGAGGTGGATAGTTGACGCCAGGAACAGCCTTGTCTGTATCGTAGACCTTGTTGTCATGTTCTTGACAGATGTGCGACGTCCGTCTGTCCAATACTGCCACAAATTTGTACTTGGTAATTTCAGCATCTTCATAGCTGAGTAGTTCCATTTGGTTATGAAAAAACGCTGACTCAGTACGAACCAAGCGTCTAGCGTTGTTTTGACCTACTCCGAACCGTTCAGCAATAGCTTGAGAAGTGTCTCTTACGCTTCGACCCGTCATGAGACTTACTAGGAGCTCGTCTTTCACGCTTGAAGCTAGCGCCCCAGTGTTTGACCATATTCTGTCTGAATATGCTTCTCCTGTCCATTTAAGAGCCTTTAGACGCTTGATTTCAGTTTCAGGGAGATTAGAGAAACTATAAGCCAGTCCCGTTTGCTGTTGCAGGTCAAATGTAGCCTTATAATAGCTATCTTTCATCAAATCGCTATAAAAGGCATCTGAGCCTTTCTTCTCCGAATGATAGATTGACTCACGCATGCGGTCTAAATCATCATTCAAACGCTCTAGGCGCTTCATGCGATAAGCATAGGCTGGACTGTCCAAATCAGCAAGCAATCGTTGGATGTTCGGGTCGTTCGGTCTTGCTTCAAGAACCTTGCGAAGTTCGTTCAGGTCTTTTGGGTCTTTCATATTCTTTAGGACCTGACGAGCATCACGCTCACTCAAACCATAGTCTCGTTGGAATTTATCAAAGACCTTGTTGATTTGCTTATCTAAATACGCTTTAGATTGCTTGTAAATCTCATCGAACTTGTCAGCTTGCCTCTCAGCCTTGTCCATTTGCTCATAGATGAGATTAGCCTTCCTCTTGGTCCAATACTCCTCGTTCTTCATCTGCTACCTCTTCGTCTGGCTTCGTGTTCGCTTGATTAAAGAATGGCACACGGTCCTTGTTTTTTTCTTTCTCTTCTTCGAGTTCTTCTAATTCAGCGTCAGGATCTTCAACAAATGGCAAGAGAGAAATAAGCTGACGAAGTGATACCTTGCCCTCAAGATTATTGATAATCTGTGACAATTCAAGCAAGTTCTTAGGAAGTCCACGGCTAAACTGTGGCACGATTGAATGTGCTTCAAGTGCAATCTGCTGCATGCCCAAATAGTGAGCAAAGATAGCAATCCGCTGTCTAAGACCTCGCTTATAGTTCGCTTCTTTCGTCTTAGTTATCATTTCAAGGCCTAGTAGCTTGAATTCCATGGCTACGCCCGAGCTATTGCCTGCGAAGTTCTTATCTGTCAAATTCGGCACATGGCTGAATGTGTAGATATCTTCTTTCAAGGCCTTACGCAAAATTTCAGTCGCGTTTTCGTCCAAGGCATTTTTCAAGAAATCGGCCTTAGCATCTGCTGGCAATTCCAAAAGACCTTCTTCAGCAAGGATACTCATTGCCTCTCTAGCATCTTCCAGATTGTCAGCTAACTGCGCTCCATACAATACAAGAATAGACTCAACTGCTTGCTCTTTGTCATTTACTCGGTTACCCATCAACGAATTATAAGCATCAATCAAGCTGATTTGTTGCTCGTAATCACCAATCGCAAAGTGATTATTGCGATACTCGATGATTGGGATTTGGCCGAGATTGTGCGGTTCTACTTGCTCGTTTCGGGTTGTTCCCATACTCGAATCACGCAGCACGATGTGATAATGCAGATTCTGAGTAAAGACCTCGGCTTGATACTTAGTAGCATCTTTCGTATCATCTTTGATTTCGTAGTAATAAACCGCAAACAAAGCCTTCCGTTCGATGCTATCATCGTATACAAGAAATACATTCTCAGGGTCTACGCTAGTCGAGTCAAGTTCAGTCAATCCTTCTTTGGCATAGATATACTCGTAAGCACGCCCATAGATAGCCATATTCAAAGCATTCTGCGCATCCACTTGGTCTATTTCAGCACCGTCAAAAGCTACAAGCAAAGGCTCAAGGTCGCTCTCAGCAGTATTGTTATACTTGATAGGATTGCCCATGAAATAGCCAGTAGACGTGTCTGCAATGTCCTTAGCGTGATTAGCTACTGTTTTGAAGTTTGGAGCATTCTTGTTTCGTCGCTCATGCTTCAAAATAGCATGGTCACCCAAGTAGTATTTCTTCAAATCTCGCAAGTGACTGCGCTCTTGTGCGTGCTTGCAAATCAGCTTGTAAATCAATCCCTTACTCAAAGCTGTTTCATCGTATCCATCCCGTGGATAGGTTAAAATCTGATACATTTAATTCCTTTCTATAATCCGTATTGCGAACGTCTCCGGACGGTTGCTTTGGGTTGGGAATGATGCGAATAAATCGCATAGCGCACCGCATCCAGTACGTCGTCATTCTCTTTCACTGGCTCGCCTGTCTTCTCATTCCAGATATACTGATAGACCTCATCTTTGAACTTGCTGACCTTATCTGAAACAACAAAAAAACGCCCAGCTTTCATCAGCTTAGCGACTTCTTCGATACCAGACAAGACAGCTTTGTTTGCGTTAAAGGTCTTTAATTGCTCTCTCTGAAATCTAGCTACGTGTTCAGGTCGTGCACTATCTGCCCAGAATGTGATATTGCCATATCGTTCTTTGATGTCTTTAGCAAGGTCTACCCAAAAATCTATCTCTTTGTACTGATGAGCGTGTTCCTCTAACAGATAAACCGAACCGTCTGAGGTTTCTCCGATAACAACGATAGAGCCATAGTGCTCATATCCCCAGTCGACACCAGCGTATATCTTCGTGATATCCTTTGGCATGTCTTCTACAAACATTTTCTCGCTAAAATCACGATAAACAACGCCTTCACCAGTCACCCAAAGACCAAGGATATCTCTATCGTAAAATACACCAGCTGGCGTAGCATTTTTGATATTCTCGCGGTATCTATCAGACATGAATGTATTATCGTCTAACTTGAAATGAAAGTCGATAATCATATTATCACCAGAGTTGATATAATCTCGTCTGAGCCAGTGAGTTGGGATATCTGGGTTACTATCCCAAACAATCCGTGCACCCTCTCCCGAACAACGTGAAATGATTTCTTTAAATACCTGTTCATTAGCGAGTGACGCCTCGTTTATGTAAGCTCCAAAAGCAGTAAATCCACGAGCACGTTTTAGTCCTGAAATTGACCCAGTGTATACTTGAATCACTTTAACTCCACAAAGAGTAAACGCTCCGTGCTTGTCGTATTTTGGCTCAATATCAAACATGTTATAAAGTTCTTGTATGATATTATTTTGTATCGAAGTTGAAGACGTCCCAGCTAAGATGTACATCGGTTCATCGATGTCTAACTTATCAGCTGTCTCTCTCACTCGTGCGATCTCATTCATGAAAACCATGTTGTTTAGAACAGTTTTACCTGAACGTTTCGCACCATGAAGACCGCAAATAAAGAAATCATCGTTCAAAACTCGTCTAAGAACTTGCTCTTGTTTTTGCGTGAACTTACTTGTCATTGAAAGCACCTCTCAAAGCCTTAGCAAACTCTACAAGCTTATCGTCATGCTCGTCATCCATACCAATTTGAGATTTAAGTTTCTCTATTTCAAGCTCAAGTTTTTCAGCTTGTTTAGCAGTCGGATATCGTTTCAATATTTCAGCTATCGCTTTGATAACTGTGTTATTATCCGCCTTTTTCGTAACTCTGTCCACCTCACCAGTTACCGGATTCATCATCAAAACTTCTTCAAGTCGCTTGCCTCTTGCAATGTCTGAAAGAATTGAAAGGGCCTCTTTGGCACTCAAAATGTTCTCATCGTGCATCTTTTCGGTTTCTGTTTGTATGAACGTTTTAATGCTTGCATTTTCTAGTAATTTACTAGCGGTTGTTCTGGCGTAAGCCTCACTATAACCGGCAAATATTGCGGATTGATAGACATTGCCTGTCCTCAAATACTCGCTCGCAAACATCTTTTGTCTTTGATTTAACCCAATGTCCATCACCTCCATTTTTCTACAAAACAAAAAGCCACACGATTGTGTGACCTTTTTAAGACCTCTCACAGACTTTGCAGGAATCGAACCCACGATAACAGTTTTGGAGACTGTTGTGTTACCACTACACTAAAAATCTAAATAACGGCACCAGGGATTGAACTAATAATACAAAGAGGAAATCACCAGCTTACCCCCCCTGATACCGTTAAAACATTAAAGGAGTCATCAATCCGCTTTACCGTACTTGCTGACAATACCATAATATCACTTTAAAAATTCCAAAGAGTTCCATTAGTTCCATTTTTTAGAAATTTTTTTCAAAGCACTCTCTCTAGCCCGATGAATCGTTCCGCGCCCACAACGTAACTGAGCTTGAATTTGATTCCACGATAGTCCATCTATATACAACAACCGCATGATGATATTTTCTACAGGGTCGTCCAATGACTCAATCACTTGCACCAGCTCATCACGCTCTTTATACAAATCTTGAATTTCTTGATATAGTTGCTCTGATTTATCAATGATCAGCACATTCAATTCCTCGGAGCGATTAGACGAGTTTTCTGACTTTGGCATATTATTAAACTGCTGTCCTCGCAAGATGCTCGATTTTAGGCTGATGATTTCCTGGTGTTTCGACTTCGCTTTGATATCGATGTACTGCAAAGCTTTTAATCGTTGCTTGATATTTATCGTCAATCTTTCACCTCCTCAATCTTAATCCCTGGACAATCAAACACCCAGCCGAACCCAGCTTCTTCTAATCGCTTTCTAGTAAAGCTTTCAAGATCGCCATACACCATTTCAAAATCAAGATGATTGCCACCCTGTCTGTACACAGTTTTCAACGACTGTCCATTGCACAATATCACTTCATATCTCTTCTCTTCCTCGACCTCGTAGCCGAAAATCCAAGCTAGTGCGAAGAGTTCGGAATTATCCCAATACCATTCTGCAACTATGTCAGACATGCTTGCGTCTATTGAGTAGGACAGTGTATGACCCAGTTTTTTCTGTTCTGCGATAAAATCCGCCACAAACTGCGGAACTTTGACTTTTTGTGTTTCGTCTAGTTGCTCCAAATCTTTTAAAAAATTCTGACAAGCTACTTTTGCTCCAATATCAAATAAACCATTTTCAAATTTTCTGTATTTCTCAATCAATTCATGCTTATTCATTTTCTTTTATCTCCTCCTGCTTGTTTCTCAAGCCAGTTAAAGAGCAGACCGAACTGCTCCGTCACTAGCTCATCATCATTGTATTGTTTACAAATTTCTCCGATTGATGACACTACCCATAGCCAATAGGCATCCGAGCCGAAGCCAACTTCTTGGCTCTTCTGATTACTGAGCGCCATCCATTCCGGAATAACTCTGCTGAAGAAATCAATATAATTGATTTTCATGGCAATTCCTCAATCTTGATATAGATTCCGACTGTATCCGCCCAGAACTTTTCGACAATCTCGCTGGCCACTTGTGCATCATCTTGCCAGTATCCCAGTTTTGTCATGCAGTCCTTGAGTAGCTTCTGCAGATTGTCCGTATCTGGCTTTGTGGTCTTGTACTGGCCATCATAGCTTTTTTTGATACGAGGGAAGCACCACTTGACTGTCAGTCGAACAGCTCCTTTAAATTTATCAGGAGGCACATACTGCGCAAGCAAACTCTCAAATTTCGCCCTGGCATTTTTCAGATCCTCTGGCTCATAAAAGATTGGCTTACCAAATTGCACGTTTACCTTTTTTTGCTGGTGAGTCGTTGTTGGAATTTTTTGCATTGGTAAAAAGAATTCAATAGACATTTTTAAAAATGCACTTCCTTTCTTTTTTAAATTTCGCTTTTAGTCCATGACCCTTGTATATGACAGGGTGCGTTTTAAGCAACCCTGTCTATACAGGTATGGACATGATGGACGACAGGACATTATCTATATATATAATATATAGTTGTCTGTCGCGCGACAACACCGTATTTTATGGTTCTGTCGCGACAACGACAACACCGTAATTTTATAGTGCTGTCGCTATTAGGACACGACCAGAATTTTACGGTTCTGTCGCTGATTTTATTACAGGGATAATATTGCCTGTATTTTTATCTATTTGGTATTTTTTAGATGTTTTTATTCGTCTTTCGACAGTCCTAACTGTTATACCTAAATAATCGGCCACATCCTCTTTCGATGGTGGCTCGCCGAAGTTCGCGTTTTCGATTGCTTCGTCAAACTCTATCAGTTTTTGCTTTTTGTCTTCCTTTGCGTTCTTTTTGCGAGTTTCTTTAGCTCTTTGCCAGCTCGGTTTATCATCGTCCAGCTTAATATCCGCAAGCACGCCTGTTTCATCAAGCGTGTGTACTGGATAGCTGAACCACATATTGACTGGCTTGAACTTGGCAAACTCTCGGAGCGTGCCTTCGATTCGCCATGCGGTCGCTATCTGGATCTTATTGCGGACTTTTTCAAGCTTGTCTACATAAGGAGCTCGAGACATCACGTCAGGAATACCTTTTTCGAAATGTGTCCGCATCTGCGCTGGGCTCAAGAGGTCATCTAGCCCGACATTCTGTTGATAATAAGCATTATTTCGCTCTTGCAAAGCCTGCTTGTACACTTCGCACGCTGCCTGATTCAGTCTCTGAGTAAGCAATTCTTCTGATACTTCCAGCTCGACCAAATCGATAAGCGCGTCAGGATCCCGAGCGAATACACCCGAACCACTAGCGCGGTCCATGGACTTCTTGCCACCTTGACTGCCCTTTGAGTGGTGATGGCAGTAAATAACACTAGAGCCTAGTTCTGTAGCCACCTTGTCAAATTGATTGGTAAAGTGTGCCATCTGGTCTGCGCTGTTCTCGTCACCCGTCAGGACCTTATAAATCGGGTCAATGATGACTGCGATGTAATTTTTCTTCAGCGCCCTGCGGATAAGCTTAGGTGCTAGCTTGTCCATTGGTACGGTCTTGCCACGGAGATTCCAGATATCAATGTTACTGATATTCTGCGGTGCTAATCCCATGGCTTGGTAGACATCACGGAAGCGATGCAAGGCAGACGGACGGTCTAGTTCCAGATTGACATAAAGGACGCGCCCTTGAGTACAATCCCAGCCCAGCCACTTCTTGCCTTCGGCAATCGCTATAGACATCTCGATCAATGCGAATGATTTACCAGCTTTTGAAGGCCCAGCAATCAGCATCTTGTGACCTTGACGAAGGACACCTTTAATCAATTCAGGAGCCAATTCTGGCAAGTTATCCCAACTGTCGGCCAATCCTTCAGGATCAGGCAAATCATCGTTCAAATCTTCGATGTATTGATACCATTCATCCCAATCGGTCTTACCGATGTTAGTATCTACCAAAAATTGCTTCTGGCCGTTGCGAACGAACCCCGGCATACGTGATAACCTACTCGGATTTCGGTTTTGGGTATCAACTACAATACCGTTTTTCTGACAAACTTTGTAGAGATAATCCACACGTTTGCGATATTCTTCATAATTGCCAGCATCTACCTTCACGATAGCGTGTAGCGATTTGTTCCCACTGTGTACCAAGGCTGCAATCGGCAGCTCAAGCTCTTTGTAAATGGCATTCTGCTTGTCGATTGGCATGCTGTCGGATTCCACCAGAGCATAGCGAAAATCTGTCACATTTTCGTTTTTAGCGCCCTTGCCATCCATTGGGTTGAAACGAACCCATGCACCAGCTTCTTCGTGATAGTCACCAAGGACAGCTCCAATATCTCCATTACATTCTTGTAAGAGTTGAATCAACTCACCAGCTGTACGGTCGTAAGCCCCCTTTGTTGGCAACCATTTGACAATCTCGCCCGTTTCGTCATCAGTCTTGGGGTAGCACGTGGTTACATAACCGACATTTTCGCCAGCTTCAAAAAGTGTTTCAAGGTATTTGATGATTTCTTGAACTGGATTCCAAATCGTCGGCTCATGGATTTCCTTACCTTCAATCCAGTCTTTGTCAATCACACGATAATCACGGTCTATTGTATCGGTCCAGCCTAGCTCATGCGCATTCTCGCTGTCATAGCCAGATTGCGACACCCAACCGTTCTCTTTTGCGAGTTGGGTAATCGTGGCACCTGTCACGATGGTTCCAGCTTCTTCGTTGAAAGTATCCCATTTCTTGAAGCATTCGAATTTCTTGTATCGGCTATCATTTTGCGACCAGTTATCCCAATCAGATGCCGTATATCCTTCGTGTTTAAGGGCCATGCCTATATTGACCCATGTTTGATAATCTACCGTGGCAGGATTGATATAATCCAGCAACGGCAATAAGTTAAAATCATTCTCTGCCACTGTTTTCTCCTTTTTTAAAATAAACTAATTTGAAAGGTTGAGAGCATTTTCTCCTGTGCAGCCTTATAAAAATCTTTCTTGATTTCAAATCCATAGGCTGACCTATTCATCTCAATAGCAGCCCTTAAAGTTGAACCAGAACCTGCTACGGGATCAATGACAACATCACCCTCATCTGTAAAAATTTCAATCAATCGTTTCAAAACTGGTATCGGTTTTTGCGTAGGGTGGATAACGGGGTAAGAGCTATCTTTCTCCCACGGGGCGTGATTGAGTATCATAGCCCCACTATTGTTAAATTTTGGCAGCTTATCTCTGTATAATACTGTTGCCTCTTCAACTGCGCCAACAATTTTCATGTTGGCCTTTAGTACTTGCGGACTTGACTTTTTTGTAAAATAGAGCGGATAAGCTTTATTAAAACCATGCTTTTTGCCACATTCTATAATCATGTCTCGCTGTTGCCAGGCATGAAAGACTATCATGGCAGGTGCTTTCCCCTTTTCCTTTGGTTCTTTCTTCAATAACCGACTACAAAAATCAAAGAAATTATTGATTTTAAAATCATTATCTGTATCAAAGAATGATTTACCAGCCAGCTTGCTTTCACCATTTCTGTTATCACCGTCTTTATACCATCTAGGGTCAGAGGCATAAGCGTTGTTTCCCAAATTGTAAGGTATATCAGCAATAATCAATTGCGCTCTTGGAATATTGTATCGTTTAGCATTTTCAAAATGATCGTTAAATAATTCATATTTCATACATCACCCCGGCACATATTCAGCTGGTCGCACGCCTGCTGGCAATCTCCAGCCGTTTGCAGCAATGCGATCGATCATATTTCTGGCTTGGTCAAATTGCCACATGCCAACATCCTTAAATCCGCGACCTTCCAAGAAGCGAATCTGTTTCGGTGTCGTCAAGCCTTCTGATTGTCGTTTGTGCAATCTGTCTAGCAAGAGATTTGCCTTGCCTGCGTTTCCGATTTCGTCGGTAAAGATACCGTATTTCTCAAGCGCTTTGATTTGTTTATCTGAAGGAGGCGCCATTTCATAACCGAAGCTTGGGACGTAACTTGACAAATCTTCGGCGTGGATAGACATTTCAAATTGCAATGGATCTACTAATTTGCGCTTACGTTTACGCATTTCTTCCAATTGTTTAGCCAAAGCTTCCTCACGTTGAGCGACTACGTCTTCTGCTGCCTTAACTTCCATATCTTCAAGGTCGAGCATGACACCTGTTTGCTCTTCCATATTCTCAACCATTTTCTGAGCTACTTCTGGAGTCTCACAAATCAAGTGAGCTGGCCGGCATAGTTCGTGGCGTTCAGTGTGCCAGAGGAAGTCTAGCAAAAGCAGTTCTTCTTTCCCTGGATGTAATCGAGTGCCACGCCCCACCATCTGGCTATACAAGGCACGTACCTTAGTAGGTCTTAGCACAACTACACAGTCTACTGATGGGCAATCCCAGCCCTCGGTTAAGAGCATAGAGTTACAGAGCACGTTGTAGCGGTCTTTCTCAAAATCTTCCAGAATCTCTGCACGATCCTTGGACTCTCCGTTGACTTCAGCTGCACGAAAACCCTTTGCGTTTAGAATGTCGCGAAATTTCTGCGAGGTCTTTACCAAAGGCAAGAATACGACTGTCTTTCGGTCTGCACATTGTTTGACCATTTCGTCCGCTATCTGTTCCAGGTATGGGTCCAGTGCCGTTCCGACATCGCTCGCTTTAAAATCACCCGCTGACATGCTGACATTTGATAGGTCTAGGCTAAGCGGAATTGTCAAAGCCTTGATTTTAGATAAGTATCCTTCTTGGATAGCTTGAACTAGCGAATACTCATAAGCCAAGCTATCGAAGTAAGAGCCGAGGTTCTTCATATCTCCACGGTCAGGGGTCGCTGTGACGCCTAAGACATTCGACTGTTCAAAATAACCAAGCACACGTTGATAACCATCTGAAATAGCGTGATGAGCTTCGTCAACCACAATCGTATCGAACCAGTCAGGAGGAAATTGACTAAGTCGCTTCTCTCTCTGCATGGTTTGTACTGATCCGACAACTACTCGATACCAGGAACCAATAGAAGTATTTTCGGCTTTTTCCAGAGCTGTACCAAGTCCAGTCGCAGTCTTGAGCTTATCGCTAGCCTGTTCCAAAAGCTCCGACCTATGAGCAAGGACAAGCACACGCTTGCCCTCTTTCACTTGGTCTTCGATGATTTTGGAGAAGACGATTGTCTTTCCACATCCAGTAGGTAATACTAAGAGCGTGCGTTTGCGACCTTTAGCCCATTCAGCTTGAACAGCTTCCCGTGCTTCCTGTTGATAAGGTCTTAATTGCATCCCTTACCTCCTAGAATTGCCCAGCTTGGTATCCAGCTTGTCCTTGTGGTTGTTGTCCAAAGTTCTGCGGTTGTGGTTGTTGGTAGCTTGCTTGTGTAACTTGTCCTGGTTGTTGGTTCAACACTTTTGTATAATCCACGTCTTCAGGGTAGAGCATGGATTTGACTTCGTTGTAATTGTTATTATTGTATTGTCGGGTTCCGACTTTACATACTCCAGTTGCACCGATGATGGTATTCCAGTTCATGCGAAGCGGTTCGCCCTTTTTCTTTTGGCCGATTGCAGCAAAGAAAGCAGATAACATTCCTTCAGTTGAGCTGTGTAAGAATAGGTTGTGGCGCAGTTCGGTCTCGCCTTCGTTAGCTACAATCTTGATGCTGACGATAGCCTTATTACATGCTGGTAGTTTACCTGGATTTTGAGGATTTGGCGTGTGTCGTGTACGTTCCATGCCAACGACTGTAAAATAGTACAATCCGTCAGGCAGTAGGACGAAATCCGAGTCCTTTTCAATCGTGTCTTCCCAACCAATTTCGTGATCAAAGTTGTTGTATTGTTGTTGTGTCATGTTGATTTCTCCTTTAAGCTAAAATAGTAATTTTTTTGTTGCTAGCAAGTTCATTTTTTAAATAATTTGCGATGCTTTCGACGGCTTCTAATTTCCATTTACCACCATCTGCTTCAAAGAGCGCAAGATTTGCCAATTTGTTGATGCGGAAGACGAATTGACTTGCTGGTTGTTCCACTTCGTTGAAAGTACGATATGGTCGCAAGGTTACTGGATTTGGAGTTTTAGCTTGTGCTAGGCTTGCTACCCCATCACGAACCGTAGCCATTTGACTGATGCCATTGTCCTGTACTTCTGCACCTTTTTCGATTTTCAAATGGCTAGCAAAATCCAAAACCAAATTACGGTCTGCATCATTGATAAACATAGACTGCAGCATAATATTGAATTCTTCCTGGTCGCGCCAATTGCTAAAAGGAATAACTGGAACGGTTGCTTTTACAGATACGAGCTGAGGACGTTTACCATTTTCAAAATCAACTTGATCATATACAGATACTTTTTGGAAACTGTCCACGACAACTACAAGTTTACAATCACTGATGAAATCGTTATCTGATTTGAGATAGTCAACTAGACTTTTGAGTGTCTGAAGCTCAAGGATAGGTGCGTACTTACGAGGCGTCAGTTCCTGTAAGTCATATTCATTGCTGTCAAAATATTCCTTCCCGGTTTCTGAACGAATGATTTTCTTTTCTTTACCCGCTAGTTCGACTGCGTATGATAATGCATCTTTAATATTTTCTGTCATGGTTAGTTACCTGCTTTCTTTTGATTGTAATCAATGATTTTAGATTTTTCCTGTTGTTCCACTTTTTCGATGAGAACGCCAGTATCGGTCCGCATATCTCCGTTGTCATCAAAGTAAGTTTGACCAGGGATACCGCTTTTGAGCTCGTTTGCGTGAATTTTACCAGTGTCATCACGACCGACAATGACAGTTGTTGCGACACCTTTCTGTGGTGCCAAGGTAGATTTGACTTCCATACCTGTCTTAACGACTGTACGCTCATCGTCTGTTGACATCGTTAGTGTGATAGTAACCTTGCGAGTCGCTTTAGCTTCTGTATTGAGATCCAGAATATTCTCAAGAACTTTTTCAAGTTCTTTGTCAACCTTTTCTTGTAAGGCTGTATTTGCGATTTTTGACAAATCAATTTGAATAGTTTTATCTTTCATAGATACTCCTTATTGTATTTTGCTATGATTTCTAATTCCCAAAATCTACACGGTGAAGGGCAGTTCAGGATCCGCTCGTACTTGATTTTGAATAACTTCCATAGTCGCCTGCCAATGTGCCACAATCATATCCCAGTAATCAGGAGGGAAGTTTTCAATCGGAGTTCCTAGTGGGAAGTGTCCACGGATGTAAGCGACTTTTTGAAGTTCTTCTTCTGTCACGTTTCCTTGCGTCATGAGGTCCGTCAAACTCTTAGGCAAGCTTGCATGATATTGCGCTGGTGGTGTCTGAGTCTTGCTAGGGGCTTCATTTTGAGGTTTTTCAGCGACCTGTGACATATCGAGAGGCAATTCCTCTTGGATTTGCTCAGGGGCTTGCTGTACGGTCTGCTGAGGTGCTGGAGCAACTGCTTGAGGTTGTGGCGCAGGCGCTTGTACTTGTTGATTCGCAAAGATATGGGCAATTCCTGCATAATGGAACGGCATTTCATCAGGCAATCCATGACGATTCTTGGCATCCCAAGCTGGTCGATGATTGGTATACATCACACGCTCACCGCCCTGCGCCTTCTTCTTGCCATTATCAGTCGTCATGACTAAGGTCTTGTAATTGGCAAATAGAACCATGTCTGCCCACTCTTTTACAAGCGGTGCGGTTTTAGACCCTGTCTTTTGGCCAAGCTTTAACTCGTACCGATCATAAGAACCCATCTCGTCCGGTTGCTCAAATTTTTTAATCTGAGCGTGTGCAGTCAATACCACGTTAATTCCCATATCGACCAAGTCAGAAAGACTATTCAAGAATCGTCCCATTTCTTCTTGGACATAAGTGTAGCCCTTACCCCAGCCAAAGTCTTCAATTCCCTTTTTACCATGTTGTGCGCAGACATCAGCTACTGCCAATTGCTCTGCCCAGTCAACCGTATCAACAATGAGTGTTTTACACTCTGTTGGGTTTGCCTTAATAAAAGCAATCTCATTTACTAACATGGTCCAGCTTGTTGGCTTGTCAAGTCGAGCCACATCCATGTTATCTGTTGAACCTTCCGTGTCGATAAAGACGGGGTCTGGGAATTGACTAGCAAAACTAGATTTCCCAATCCCTTCAGGACCGTAGATAACTACCTTTTGAGCTCGCGCCCGTTTTCCTCTAGTAATCTGCATTTCTTAGTCCTCCTCATTACTTTTTACTAACATTTCAAGAAGATTTTTAAAGGTTTCTTTTTTAGCTTCTTCAATCGATTCTGTCAAGTCTTCCGGTTCGTTGCCGTCTAGCGTTTTTAGTGTGTATTCTGCTTCGACGACTAAAATTTCACAATTGAGCGCGTTTGCTAATTTTTCAAAGTCTTCTTTTTGGTCTTCGATTGCCTTGAGTTCATTTTTTGCAGCGCGTTTAAGATCATCTGTATATTCAACAGAATAAGCAAACGTTCCTTTTTTGCTTTTATAGTTGTTTACAAAAGTTCCTGTTTTTTTATTTCTTAATACTGCGAATTTGTCTGTATGTTTCATGATGTTTCCTTCTTTCTTTTTTTAGAATCCGCCTTGCCACCCTTGCGGTGTTTGAATTGTTTCGGGTGTGACGCTGTAACCATCTTCAATAATAACTGAGCACTCTCCGCCCGTTGATACCCGTGTCGCGATTGCTTGCAAACCTTCTTGTTCAAGCCATGCTCCAAATTCTTGCAAAGTCTGCTGATCCATTTGCTCCAGCTTGTCAATCAGCACAAAACCGCATTCTGGCTTCAATTTACGCACGATTGCAGTCGCTACTTGTAATTGCTGGCTACCAGACATGTTATCCCAACGTTGACCAAGATAGAGCAACTCGCCATCATCCACGGACAAACCAGGTAGTGGCAAATCTGCGTTAGTAAGTAGGTCTGTTTTTTGCTTGCGGATGTCATCAATAACAAGGTCTAATTCACGATATTGCTCGCGATAGACCTTGGCATCTTCTTCAGCCTTATCCTTGTCTAGATTAGCACGCACTTTACGATTGATTTCGTCAATCTCTGCGATGTTACGTTCGATTTCTTCAGTAGATTCATCGATAAGATCCATAGCGTCGGTATTTGCGATAGCTAAGTCTTGAGCCAATTGTTCTTCTTTTGTTCTCGCGTCAGCCAACAATTGCTCCAGTCGTTCAACTTCTGCAGTTGCTGAATCGTGTTGATTTTGAATAACTACCAAGTTCTGACGCTTGCGGGCATTCTCGCCATTCTTAGCAAGGATAGCTTGTTGTTGTTGGATAAGTTCAGCGATAGAGACCAGCTCTTTTGGCGCATCTGGATAGTACGGCTGTTCTTTAGCGAACTTTTCTTTTTGGTCAGCAATCACGCCGATTGTATGGCGCTCATCATATTTGGCCTTTTCCTGTAATTCCAGTTCAGCCAATTGAGGACCAACTCCGATAATCTGCAACAGAGTTTTAGCCTTTTCTTTGCTGGTCTGCTCCATGAATTTTGGCAAGTTGATAGCTAGTTCTTCCACAAAGCTATCCAGCAAATTTTGACCAGCCTTGTTACCACTTGGGTCAATGACCTTGAGAGTGCTGTTCTTACCACTACGCTCCACAACCAAGCCGTTTGATAGCGTGATTTTAAGGATGGGCGGGATTGTACTTCCTTCGCGTTGGGCTTGGCTAGGCTTGTACTTGTTGCCCCCAAGCGCCCATGCAATCGCGTCTAGTACGCTCGTTTTGCCTTGGTTGTTATTTCCGCCGACAATTGTCAGACCAGTCGCTGACGGCTCTAGCTTGACTGCTTTAACGCGCTTGACGTTTTCAATTTCCAGTTTGTTGATTGTTACCATTTTAAACTCCTTCTTCTACACCTTTTGCGAGTCCCACAGGAGGTTCCACATCATAAGTAAATTGTTTGTCTGAATTTCTCAGGTTCATGCGTGCAATATTGTTAGCTATTCGCTGGCTATCTCGTTTTTTCATTTCAGCGTGGTCATCTAGTTTATTTACTAGCGACCAGAGCGCAATTCCTACGATTGTCACGAAATATAAGTATTCCATCATTTTGAGTTTTCCTTTTCTTTATAGATTGCCACAATGTTTTCAAGATCAGCAATACGCTGATTGGCATTTTGAAGTTTTTCTTGTGTTTCAATCAGTGATTGATTGAGGTCCAGAGCGACCACTCTCCAGTCCAGATTGGTTTCTTCGACCTCTTTCGAAAAGTAGTTTTTAATTCTTGTTAGTAGGTTCATCCGACTGACCTCATTTTCTTGCTTTTCACCATTTCTTTTTTCCAATCTCGACTGCCTCTGTATTGCAGGTAGGCATCAAAACCTTTAATCGTGACAAGTTGGCCATCATTCCTAAGATGCTTCTGTTGGCTAGGTAGCTTCTTCATCTCGCGTCTCATGTCTCCCGCTTGCCGTTTCGAGCATCCAAAGATGTGTTCTAATTCTTCATCATTAGCCGAAACCTTTTCGATGATTACATCTTTAATTCTTACAATTTCAACTGTTTCCATTTTTGCTCCTTTCGTGATATAATTTAGATGAATATTTTGTTGAGCGCCTGACTTCTGTTAGGTGCTTTTTTTGAATTAAGCCACATCTTGTTGCTCAATCAATGGCAAAATCCCTTTTTTGTTTTTAAGCAGATCATAAAGAAACAATCGTCCCTTTTGAGTCCAGTAAGTATGCATCTTGCTATAATCTGCATCAATTGTATGAGTTTTCGACTGAGTGTAACCTTTGCCTGCATATTTCTGATACAAAAGCCAAGTGCTACCTTGCTTGTACTGTACTTTAAGCTCATGCAAGATTTTATTCAGCTTCGTAGCGCTCATCCCGTAATCTTTAGCGATTACTGAAATCGGTACAAGTGATTTATTTTGCAAGACTAAGTCGTAATATGTTGCTTTCGGTTGGAGCTCTTGGATAATTTGATTCTTTTGAGCTACTTCCTCCTGCGCTTTCAAACGTAGCTGTCGTTCTTCTTTTAGCTTCTGAAGTGCTGCGATTGCCATGTCTGGATTCTCCAGAAGGTCATCAATAGCATAAAGACCGTGCTTGCGAATTGATTTCAAGATTTCTTTTACTTTTTTCTTGAACTCTTTAGCCAGCGGCTTACGTGATTGCATGAGAACTTCGTAGAGACCGTTTTCTGTCAAGAGATTTACTTCTCTTATTTGACCTGCCCTAAGGATTGTTGAGGTTAGCTTTTCATCTTCATCTACTGACTTTAACATTTCCGTAGGATTGCTATGCTCGATCCATTCAGCTACATCCTTTGCGACAAACAATGGTTCATCTGCTGTACCGTATACTGTGAAGTGTTTACCGAGAACTTCTTGCTCGTTAATAATAGTTAATTCCATCCGTTTCCTCCGTGATGTCTTTCATTTCCCCACTCTCAAATTCAATGACTTGATCAATGATGGCGTGATAGGTGCTTTGTGAGATTAAAAGAGCAACTTTAGGTTCTTCAAAGCGAACCGTGTTTAGTTGCTTCTCAATTGCTGCAACTCGTTCTTCTAAGGTCATGTTATTCCTCCAACAATTGTTCAAGACGAACATTTAAATAATTTGCAATCGAGTTTAGAGTAATAGCAGATGGTGAACTGATATTCCATTTGCTGATTGCTCCATTGCCTAAATCAAGATCCTTCTCGATTTTATAAATCGAAATCCCCTTCTCTGAAGCAATTTCTTTTATTTTGTCATAAATCAC